CGTGCCACCCGCGGCCACTGGCGCGAGTGCGGCTCGATCGGCCGCACTTACGTGATCGGCATTGACCCGAACGCCGGGGGCAACGATTACTTCACCGCTCTGGTACTGGACATCACTGCTACGCCCTACGAGGTCGTAGCCATGTACCACGAGAACGGCAAGAGCACTGATTACAGCTTGCGCCATGTGAAGTCCCTCATCGAGGATTACCTACCGGAGCGGGTAATCGTGGAGAAGCAGGCGATGGGAGCCGTAATCGCAGAGGCGCTCGCCAACATCCTGCCTAACTATGCTATCGAGACGTTCAGCACTAGCCGTCCCAGTAAAGTAGTAGCAACGGATCGCATCTTGTACTACATGGAGCGAGACGAGCTGATCTTCCCCAACGGCGCCATCCCCAACGAGCTACGTGCTTTCCAGCAAAAGGAATCTGGATCCCGCGAAGCAGCCTCAGGGGCCCATGACGATACTGTGATGGCGTTGGCTTTCGCCTGCAGCGCCGTCCCCGAGTCCCCTAATACTGCGGGGTTCTTCGCCCACATTTAATTGTATATTTAACCGCTTCCAATTCCAACACCAGGGGGTCTAGCTATCTGGTGAGAGCAGCCGACTCATAATCGGTCTAAGGCGAGTTCGATCCTCGCGGCCCCCATGCCCCACACCTTCTCCCCCGAGCTCGAAGACTGGACAACAGACCAAGTGCGCGGGCACCTCGCACGCGGTGAAGGCCAGACCGCCCATCTCGCCCGCTCGATTGCCAGCCTCGCCCCCGAGGGCGTCGAGTATGAACCCCTGGCGCGCCTGGTGGACCGTGTTCTGCGCCGTCTTCGCCTAGCTGGCCAAGCCAACTACTGCACCAGATCCCGCGCCTGGAAACTTACGCCGTTCGGACTGGATGTAGCCACAGCCATATGTCCGCCTCCCGTTCCGGATCCCAGAACGTCTGAGCCCGAAACCACCTAACCCAGTCCAACTCCGAGCCCTTGGCTCGATTGCAGTCTGCGCAAGCCGCGATCAGGTTCTGCGCGACGGTGTGCCCACCTCTGCACCGAGGGCGGACATGATCGAGCGTGCGCGCCGGCCTACCGCAGTAAGCGCAAAGGCACTTCCAGGAATCGAGGATTCCCTGCCTGAACCGCAGCTTGGCAAGACGCTTCGAAAGGAGGACGGATCCATCGATGTGATGGTCCACCATGCGCCGAATGCCGCTTACCCAGCGTATGGACTCCCGAGCACGGCCAGAACCGACTCTAAGTTTTTGTAGGTCGAAGTTGAGTTCTTGTGCCCGGACTCTAAGTTTTTGTGCCTTGAAGCTAAGTTTCTCTCGATTTTTCCCGATCTGTGTGACTTACAAGAATTCAGCCTCAACTCGTAGACTCTGTGTATGACCCCCCGCCCACCCCTGCCGTGGAGCCGCTTGTTTCCGATAAATTCCGGAACGATATAAGTAGTAATAGAAACGACGGTGCACTTGTCAACGTCCTCACCGGCATGGGTATTGCCGGAAAAGACAAAACAGCTGCTACCTCAGTCGGCTCCAATTACCTCCTAACGCAAGGCGAGCTCGAAGCCCTCTACAGCCACGGCGTTCCCCGTCGCTATGTCGACGCCATCGCCGACGACATCCTGCGCCACCGGGCCACAATCTCCATCGGGGGTGATGACGCCGGCGCCCAGGACGTCACCACCTCGTTCGAGGAGTACCTGAAGGCCACGCAGTTCCACGCTGCCTTGTCTGAGGTGATCAAGCTGCAGCGCTTGTACGGCGGCGCTGGCCTCGTGCTGCTCATTGACGACGGCCTCCCCGAGGACGAACCCGTCGACGCCAGCCGCATCCGCGCAATCCGTGGCTACGTCGCACTCTCCCGCCACGAGCTGATTCCCGAGGACTTCACAATCACCGACTGGTCCAAACCCAGTCATTACCGGATCACCACGAGTCAGCGCATCACCCCGGAGCAGGACGGCCCCTACGTCAACGTCCGCATCCACAGCTCCCGCGTCGCCCGCTTCGACGGGCTGTACTTGCCCTGGCAGCTCCGTGCCCGCAACACCGGCTGGGGCCACAGTGTTCTCCAACTGATCTGGGCGGCGTACAAGCGCTACGAGTCGGCCATGTCGGGCCTGGAGTCGATGACCTCCGACGCCGACCTGTTCGTCCACAAAATCCCCGGCCTGTTCCAGCGCATCGCATCCGGCAACGAGAGCGACCTGCGCAAGCGCCTGGAGGCCAACAACCTCAGCCGCTCGCCGCGCCCTCGCCAACATCGCGAGCGCGACCGACCCCTTCGTCAAGGATCTCCAGGCTGCCACCGGCTGGCCCGCCTCGATCCTGATGGGCGACTCCCCCGGCGGTCTCGGCAAGGAAGGCCGCTTCGAAGAGCGCGTCTGGGCCTCGCTGGTCGAGCAATGGCAGGAGGTGTACTGCCGCACCCCAGTTACCGAGGTGTTCTCGTACATCCTCGCCTCCCGCGAAGGTCCCACCCGAGGCCGCGTACCGCAGTCCTGGGCGACACACTTCCCCTCGGTATTCACCGAGACCAACGAGGAAAAAGCCGCCCTGCGTCTACAGATGGCCCAGGTCGACGCCCAATACGTGAACCTCGGAGTACTCAACGCCATTGAAGTACGTGAATCCCGTTTTGCCGGAACGGAGTACAGCATCGAGACCGCGCTGAACGACGTCGTCTCGGAACAGCTCGTGACACAGGCCGACGCGTCATTCCAGTCCCAGATGATGGGCTACGAGGCTCAGGCCCAGGCGCTGCAGAACCCGCCGGCGCAGGAAGCGCAGCCCCCCGAGAACGAAGCCCCACCTGAGCCTGCTCCTGCCACGAAGCGCGGCGACATCTTCGACAACTACGAGGCCCACGGCCTGCGGATCCGCGTCACCCACACCGCCGGTGCGATCCGCGCTGGTCACCTTGTCGGGCCCGACGGCCAGCGCACCGACTCCAGCGCAGCGGCCCCGCTGATGGTCTTCGGCCCCAACCGCGCCCGCAGCTACAAGCTGTACCGAGCTCGCTTCGACACACCGGACGGCAGCCTGATTGAAGGCCCCTACGTGACAGGCTTCGCCTCGTTGCGCGCCGCCAAGCAAGGCGTGTCTGCGCTATTCCCTCGGCAGAATGTGGCAGGGCTATCCCCCGTCCCCGAGGGCGAACTTGAGGCCCTCCGCGCCGGATGGGAGGTGTACTGATGGACAACCAGCACCCCCTAACGCCCGACGGCTTCCGCACCGCGGCGTACCTGGCCGCCCGAGAGCGGCTGGACTTCCGCAGCGCCAAAGGCCCTAAGTGCAACCCGCCCAACCGTGTCTGTGGTGACCGCTGCATCCCACCGAACTGGAACTGCCGGGTCAAAGGCGAAGGCACTGACTCGCACTCGCGGGTGGTCGCCGGTGACCCACTGGCCGGTGCCGCTTCAATCGCCCGAGGCCGCCGCCGTCTTGTAACAGGCTTCAAGAAAGGAAGTCTTGTCGATATCCAAGGCGGCAGAGCTGCTATCGAACGCGGCATCGTCAAGGCGGTGCCCGGTCAAAACATCAAGCAGAAGGAAGCCCTGCGCAAGAACGTCAATAAGGTTCTGCTTCCTGTTGCGACAGCTGTTTTCGGCATCTGGGCCCTCCAGCGCGGCCACGAGGGGATGAAGCTGCTGGTCCCGCAGTACCGCAACGGGATTGGGCGGGACATCGAGACCTCCATGACCAGCGCGGTCAGCTGGGGGCTCGACCGAGTGCCGTTCAGTGGCCAACTGCGTGTACAGGAGCGCCGTCGTGCTGGCCTCGAAGCCCAGCGCCTGGGTCGCGCTGTGTCCCGCGGTGTCTCTTTCGACCCGGCCAACGCCGGCGGCGGTGAACGCTATTTCCCACATGTGAGCACCCGAGAGCGGCGTGCCTTCACCGGCCTGGACACCGCAATCAAAGAGGCGTACGCGCGTAAAGGCAGCGGCAACTACGCCAATTTCAGATCGGACCTTATGGGTTCAACAATCGGTGCCAACGTAGGCGGCAAGAGCCTGTACAGCGAAGTTGCGACTGCGCACCACCTGGCACGTCAGTTCAGCATCGACCCCTCGACGATCACCAATCGTGACGGTGCCGGCTCTCGGTTTCACATTGAGAACAGGCTGAGCACTGCGCTGACGTCAGCACGCACCAGCATGCGGCAGGACATGCTGCAGCGGGGCCTTGACCCGAAGAATGCCACCGATGTGAACCGGTACGTGGAGATCGCCCGGTCCTCGGCCGCCCCACGGATGCGTGGCCTGAACCCTGACCAGCAGCAGGGCGCCAATGACATGCTTGGCGGCTACATCCGAGACATCGTCTCCGTCGGGAAAACGAGCAAAGACGAGATCAGCACGCGCACAATTGCCAGCGGGATCTTCGAGGAAACCCAGAAAGGGTTCGACAAGAGCTTTGGCGACTTCGCCCGCACGATCAAAGAGGACACCTCTCCGACCACCCGCGTCATCGCCAGCGGTGAAGCTGGCGCTTCGATCCGCACGGCGCTTGTCGGCACCGCCAACCGGGTCAAGCGCGACGTCGGCCTGGCGGACAGCTACACGATCCGTGGCGCCAACCACGCCGAGCTCGTCCTGCAAAAGGTCTGGTACGAGAAGGTGGTCCCCGGCAACTACAGCGGTCGTACCCGCTCCACCTGGAACGCCACCTCCGATGGGGCGATCCGCTACGCAGCCCAGGACATGGGCTGGACCGGCTCGAATACCGATGACGCGGTCGAATTCCTGCGCGCCAACGGCTTTCCACGTCTTGCCCGGCGGCCTTCCGGAGCAGCGGCCAGCCGCCCGGCGCGTCCTGCTACGGGCGCTGAACGCCCCGCCCGCCGTCGGCTGCGTTCACGCAGCGAGCTGATCAGCATGCTGATGCGTGGCACAAACGGCCTCAGCCCCGAGGCCGCCGCTGCCGAGGCCGACCGGATCATCGCCAGGCGCGGTGACGAAGACGATTTCGCCCCCGAGCTCGTGCGCACTGCCACCTACCTCGCCGCCCGCGCCGACTTCAAGGAGAACCCCCGCCTGGGAAAGCCCTGCGGCGCTTCGTACATCCCGAAGGCGCATGAGTGCAGCAAGGGGCGAGGTGCCGGTGAACAACTGAGCAGGGGTGCAGCCCCACGAGGACGGGCTATCGGCGCTGCAGTTGCTCTGACCGCCGGAGCGGGTCTGACCGTTGGCGGACTGCTGGCCTATCGCAACCGCGCTGCCTTGGTCCCCGGCCTGAGTCAGGAGGCAATCCGCAAGCTGTCGACGGCTCAGGTGAAAGCCGGGCTAGACAAACTGCCCGAACAGTTCCGAGAGCCTGCACGCAAGTTGGTAGGGGATGCCAAGCTGGCCGCAGCGCACATGGCTTTGCGGGCCCAAGGCGCTCAGATCAAAGCGGTCGACGTTGATCACAACTTTTCGACCTGGGTGACTGCCAACGGCACTCACCTATCGATTGGATCAGTTGGAGACAGCCTGCTGACCTTCGGTGCTGAGCGCAAAGCGAACATCGGCAAGTTCCCTCAGTTCGGCTTGGGCTTCACAATCAACACCACTTATGACGCCGAGGGCGGTATGCCTAGCGGTCAAGCTCGCCAGCTGCTCCGGACCACCAAGGCCATGTACAAGGCGCAGCTGGACATGCTGCCCGACGACGCTTTCCTCTTCGCGGTCCCCCATAAGGCCGACGGCAAGGGTGCGAAGCGCAAGTCGATCTATGAGGGTTTCGGGTTCAAGGCAATTCCCGGCCTCAAGGGGGACAAGCTCTGGGCCCTGAAGAACCAAGGCAAATTCACCGAGATCCCAGAAGACCAATTCGACATGCTGCGGAACATGATCCGTGGTGATGCTGTCGATGAGAAGAAGCCGCCGCGCATTTATGGACCTGCTTGAGCGCTACAACCGCCTCCTCCACACCTCCGAGAGCGGCACCATCACCATGCTGAACCGTGTCCTCGACGCGAGCTTCAATCGCCTGGTCCGTCGCGCTCGGGTGCACATGCAGGCGGGCTACAGCGACCCGACTCAGCGCAACTTGGCGCTGCTGCAGGAGTTCCGGATGCTGGTCCCGTCGTTCAACCCCAACGCTGCGGACGGCTACGACCGCATCCTGCGCAACCTCGTGGGCACCGCCGGGCGTTTTGGCATCACCGTCGCCGATGAGCTCACCGGTCAGGTGAAGACCGGCCCACGCGTCGATGTCTCCATCCCCCTGGAAGCGACGATCACCGCCGCCGGCCAGGCCAAGGGCTACCTACGTCGCCACGGCGAGAAGTTCGCCGAGACCGCAGCCGAAACCGTCGCCCAAGGCATCGCCGAAGGCCGCCCCACCGACGCCATGGTGCAGGACATGCGCTCTCGGCTCGGCGTGGTGAAGTCCCGCGCCGAAGCAATTGTCCGCACCGAATCGTTGCGCGCCTACAACGACGCATCGAACACGTACTACGCCGCGCAGGGCATCGAGCTGGTGATGTACTACGCCACCGCCGACGACCGCCTCTGCCCGTTTTGCGCCCCGAGAGCGGCCCAGATCTACCGCCGCGCCGAGATCAAGGCACCACTCCACCCGCGCTGCCGGTGCTACCTCGCCCCGTGGGACGCCGACGTGGCCTCGATGGACCCGGACTACGCGGCTATGCAGAAACTGCATAAAGCTGACGTGGCCAAGGCTTTCGCCACCGCTGGCACCGAGCCTGTTTCTCTCAACAAGGCCGCGGTGTTCGAGCAACTCGCACCCACACCGCTGTCCTAGACAGAAAC